ATTGCAATTGTTACTGTAGTAGTTGCAGTTATTCATTTGGCCTATGTAAATTTTAATATTGAAGAATCATTTAGACAGGCGCTGTTTCATGTAACATCAATTGTTACAACAACAGGTTACGTTTCATCCGATTATGAAAACTGGGCACCGTTCTCAAGGATGTTCTTCTTTGCACTTTTTTTTATATCATAAAATTATAGAAATACCTTATGCATCCGTGTTTATGGATCAGATTGTCAAAGCACCATATGAAAATTCATATTATCGTTTTCGAACGCTCCCAACTGATTTCGTGGACGTATTGTCTACAAATTCTAATGTGGATATTTGTTATGTTGCTTCAAACCGTTTGTTAAAAAAAATTCCACCTCATAAAAATGGGTGGGTTAAAAAAATAGGTTATTTTCCGTTATCGTCTACAAAATTACCTACAAATATTTATAGAACACTTTATTATAAAATTTACAAGTATAACGAATTTTGGAATGAATATTTAAAAAAATGTTCATCTAATAACGAACTATTTGAAAAATTGGTTACAGATGATAAAGAAAAAATGGATTGGTTTTTAAAACAATTAAAAAACTTTGGAAAACTACGGTAAAACAAAACTAAATTTCTTTAAAGTCGTCAAAAAACAATTCGCAAGTCATTGTACCAAAATCAGCTTTTACCGCATCTATTGATTTTGCACGATCTATACTGTAAATTTTATAACTCTCATAATTATCAAAAACCATAGTTTGCTCCATTACAACATCATCATGATCATACTTTTCAGATACAAAAGTATTTGTGACAGATATAATATTTGCAGAATGTGCTGCTTGAGCATTTTTAAGTTCTACTGTCATATCATCAACAAAATCATCTATTGTAGCATATGTAATACCATTTGTTTGTTGAAAACGTCTTCTAGTTTGGTATGCCATTGTTTTGTTTCTCCTTATCTATCTTCTTCATATCTTCCACTAAGGATTCTAGAGGTCGAATCTAGAGAACTTTCTAAATTATATGCATCATTTTCTAAATTATCAAAATGATATAAAACGGCGGCTTCTGCATTTTTCCACGATGTTGCTCTAATTACGGCAGTTGTATTTGCTTCTGATGCAACGAATTGTACTGTCCTTTTAAAAACATTATCGGTATGTCTTTGGTTGACTTCTTCTTGTCTTCCAAGAAGATCATTATCTATACCTGCTCGAAATTCAACTCTGTTTGATACGGTTCTTGGTATCGTTTTTACGGTGACTGTGATAAACATTTTTTATCTCCTAGTGTGTGATAAGGTGATCGTCTGTAAAATATAAATCACTTACCATATTTCTTACTAATCCCGTTTTGGTATATACGAATGTAAAACTTTCTTTAAATACCGGATTTACACGATATAATTTTTCTAATAGCCAACTGGATCTATAATTTAATTGCAAATCAGCATACATCTCCCCATCAGGATTTACACTTGGATAAAATCTTTCTATTAACTCATTAATATATTTAGATTTTGATAATTCTGGTAAATTTAATAGGTTGTCTAATGTTTTTTCTTCTAAATCGTATAGATTAAATGCACAGTCAGACATTAAAGAAACAGAGTTGCAGATTAACGGTTATCCCATTAATCTGCAAACTTCAATGAACTACGATAGGTCGTAGTTTATTTTTAGCCTTCTGCGCTTTTTGGCGTATAGTCCGAGCATGCGAGGCTGCGACGAGTTAGAACTGTCTTAACACCGCGAACGGTCTTATCAAAATGCTCAGCTAAGTCTTCTACAGACTGATCGAGCATATCTTCGATACCCTCATATGGATCAGACTTAGAAGCCTTGCGATCTCGTTGAGTAGCCTTAAGCCCCATGCTTAAAAGCTTACCACGAACAGAATTTACACTCTTTCCAAGTGAATCAGCAATTTCTTCTAGATAGGAGTTTCCTTCTACCATTTCGGAAATCGTTGCTTCCTCTTCCGCAGTATACGTTTTGGGCGTGATTTTCTTTTCAGCTGGCTTAATGTGCTGAGTCATTTCGAGTGAAAGTGCCTTACCATTAATTTGGCGGGCTGTAAACTTTCCATCAGCAAAAGCCGACGCAATTTCGTCAGCCGTCTGATTTCCGCTGTTTTCCTCTAAAATCTTCGCTAAAGCTTCTGTCTCTTCCGCAGAAAATACAGGAGCCGCTCCAGGCTTCCTCGGTACGTCATATCCAAGCTTACGAAGCTTAGCAGTAACAGACCTACGAGGATACTCAAACTCATCAACAAGCTGTTCAATAACCTCTTCGGTTACGCCTGTGGATGCTACGTCATTCATACGTGCAACCATGTCTTCAGTATATTCAAATTTACTCATTTATATTTTTCCCCTTCTTCAAAGTTTGTTTTGAATTTATTTTAGGAGAGATTTATTTCTCTCTCTAAGTAATGATTGATTATAACAAGAATTTATATGTTCAGCAAGATAAATATGACCGTAAATTGTCATTTGGTCAAAATATACAATACTATAAAATACCCATTACTATGTTATTTCTATTTTCCCAATAGTTTATAATTTTAGTATCTTGTTTCTTAGCTTTTTTATATTTAGAACTTGTTACATCGTCCCCAGAAATCAAAGCATAGCAGTCTTTTGTGACTGTGTTAGTGACCGAAAATCCCTTCCCTTCCAAAAGGAGGGCTAGTTCAGAACGTGTCATATCGAGTTTTCCTGTTATGCATACATTTTTAATTTCGGCGGAATTGAGCACGAAATCTATGCTTTGATTCTGTTTAAGTTGTAGTGGTAATTTAATTACCCATTCTTCGTTTATATCAAGCCAAGCTAATATTTGCTCAATACGTTTGGGACCAATTCCTGCTATATGCACCGTTTCAATCTCTCGCAGCCGATTAAACGAAGGTATGTGTTGTACTATCTTTTTAGCCATAGACTTTCCAACACCAGGAATACCTAAAGATGCAAGAACCATTTCATATAGTTTAGCCTTGCTACGGTTTATTTCGTCTTGAATTTTTATTCCGTTTGCCCCGAGCTTACTCCAATCGTGAGACTGATATAAATCAATCGGATGTTTCAGCTGCATCTTAGTCACAGACGCAGGACCAAGACCTTTAATGTCTATGGTTTTAATAAAATATTCAAGTAATTTTACTGTATCATGTTGCGAATCATCTATACAATAAAGTCTTGGGCCGACCATTTGAAGTGCGTGACCAACAGCTGCTTCAGCGTGTCTTTGTTCAATTTTAAGATTATGAGATGAGTGCTGAATAACTCTATTGAACTTAGGAATAACACCTCCGGCTCTTTCTAGCTCGATTAGGTCACCAAGGCCCAAGTCATGGCTTTTAATGTATTCCATATTATGCAGAGTTACACGACTTACCGTGGCTCCGTCGAATACAACAGGTTCGACAAGACCAGTCGGATTTACAGCCCCAGTTCTCCCCACAACCCATATTACATCTTTTAAAGTTGTAGTCGCAACTAAAGAATTTCTTTCTTTTAGTGCGATGGCAAATTTTGGATATTTAGAAGTATATCCTAAACGCTCACAAGTTTGCCAATCATCAATTCTGTAAACTAGTCCATCTTGCGGATATTTATTACATATATCATCAAATATTGTATGAAAACCAGAATTTGATAAAATTTTCATTTTTGCTGTGTAATTCATTTGTACACCTAAAAGATCATGTGCAATGAATCTTATTTTTCTAGTTCTAAATTCTTCTCTATCAAGTAATCCTAATGCTCCGCTAACATAATTTCTAAAATTGTCCACCTCATTATCAGTAACACATTCACCATTAACTATTAAATTATTTGAAAGATACTCAGGAATACCAAAAAGTCCTGGAGTTAAATGTGTTACATTTTCTCCAAACTCTCCGTCACCTCTGGTAATAGCTGTATGTAATCTCTTTTTTTCATAAATAAGTGTTAAATTTGCACCATCAAGTTTCGGAGTAATTACCGTCATTTCTTTTGGTAATTCAGATTTATTATAAACTTTATTAAGTGAATAAAGTTTATGTGGATGTTTAAGTTTGCCTGTAGTTCCACCTACAAGAAGAGTGGGTGAATCAGGATCTGCCCATCCTTGTATTTTTTCTACCTTTTCAAGTTGATCATGTAAATCATCAAATTCTTGATCTGTTATTTCTGGTCGATTTATATCATAATATAAATGACAATGTTTTTTTATAAGTTCTTTTAAGTCTACGTAGTTCAATTTTTTGCCTGTTTTTCATTTTATCTAATTATTATAGATAAAAATAATTATGTTGTCAATCTTAATTTTATTTTAAATCCTTAATTAGATCCTCTAAGTACCATTTTGCTTTTTCTAAATCTTCTATTTGCTTATCTTTGTTTTTGTGTTTTAAGTTATACCTACAAACATATTTTATTACATTGGCTTGACACCAATTCATTTCCCACGATTTAATGTACTCAGTAGTTTCAATACCTTTATTATAGTGTGGTGGGTGATTAACCATATCTATACTGTCTTCCATATTTCTTTTGAACTTAGTCATGGTCAATACGTTTCGGTTTCGACTCCTTTAGTTTTGAAAGTTTTTTGTAATTCTCCTGTCTCGGACATCTCACGTACAATGTCGCATCCGCCAATAAACTCACCTTTAACATAAAGTTGCGGAATCGTAGGCCAATCAGAGAATTCTTTAATTTTATTGCGAACATCATCATTGGCGAGGACATCAACGCTTTTGAATTTAACACCGATATGATTCAACACCTGCACTACTGTCGATGAAAACCCACATTGTGGGAATGCAGGCGTGCCTTTCATGAACACGACTACATCATTAGCATCTATTTCATTTTGAATTTTGTCAAATACAGTTAGTTTCGCACTATCAAACACAACATCTCCCTTTTTAAATACCATTAAAATTCTCCTATATAATAATTATTTAATTCCATTATACCAAAAAGCACCTCTCCACAATTCTCTTTCTTGAGGGATATTATTTTCATCCAAAGGTATATTGTCTCTTCTATGTAGTCCTTGTGTTTGGTCGAATATTACAATATCACCTTCTTCCCAAAAATGAGAATATACGGATTTCAGATAATGATTCTCTAAAAAATCACATAATTCTTGCCATTCGTCTTTTGGTATATTACTAAATCCAACAACATTAGTAAAAGGAAAGTAAAATCCTTCAATACCAGTTAATCTATGTTGCTGAATTAATTTCTTATAAACACAATTCCACAAACCTTTTGAATCAGAAAAGCGAGCTTTGAGCTCTAGCATTTCTTTAACTACAGAGGAATCTTTTGATCTGGCCCTAGTAGACATTGCCAATATTTCTTTATGTTCATCTAGGGAAACCTTATCATTATTAACCTCATAAGGTATAGTTTTACTTAACAGTCTGGGCTGAATTTTGGTCTTAACCAAATAGTCTAATTTTAATCTTTGAAAATTTTTCTCACCATATCCTAAGATAAGAAACGTGTCTTTGATTTGATCTTTAACATCTTTAGGTAAGGTTTTATATGCAAGCACCCCATTCGAGAAAACTGTATTGCAAGGGTCTTTTGTAGGTTCATGACAATATAAAGCTACACAATCTTCTGGATCAAGTGCCAAAGCACCATTACAATGCCATCCTAATTCTCCATTAGCAAAAACTCCCTGCCTTTTTTCTTTACCAATTTTGTACTTGTTGGTGACATACATTATCTCGTGATCGATCTGATCCTCAAACCATATGTTCCGCTTTGGATTTTTACCCCACAGTCTTAATATTCTAGCGAACTCTTTTTTATCTAAATCTTGATCCCTTATTACAACATTTGTTTTTTGTGCTGTTAAAACAGAAATTCTCTTAATTTCACTGTCCGATAATTTTTTAAGATTTGTTTTTAATGTATGAACAACATCTAACATTTAGAATTCTCCTATGCTGTCCGTTAAATTACGAAGTCTGTGAACGACCAGGGGGCTCTTTCCCGTCCCGTTTTATTGATTGATTCCATTTTTTAATTTGTTTTCTAACGCATTTACTAAAATTGTTAAATTTTCCTTTTTATTTAAATTAGTACCTTCAATACTAATATCTAGTAATTCTTCTAGTTCTCTGAGCATAACTTTTACTGTTTTTAATTTTTTATCTTTGTTATGATCGGGTTTTTCGTATATTTTTAATTGAACAAGTTTACTAATAACACTTCGATAACCTTTATCAAATGTATTTGCTAATTCGTGAACATCTTTAATACTTTTTTCAGTATATAGTTCAATGAGTTTATTTTCGTCTTCATCAGACCATGCTTTAACACTCATTCTTATTTTACTCCTCAAATAATTCTAACTGTTTTGAAAATTTTCTAGAATTTTCTGCAATTTTTTGGCTCGCATTTGATAATAATTCAATTATTGTGTCTATTTCTTCTGCGGGCATTGCATATCCAGATTTAGTAGGAAACCAAAATCCTGTATCTCCATCCATTCTATATTCTCTAATATGAACATATAATAAATTTCTAAATTCATTAACGGTTACTTTAACAATGTGCCCGTTATTTTTTGTATATCCTATTCCAATATCAATATTCATTATTTATTTTTATAATTTTTTCTTTTTCTATAAAATTTTTTAACCAGGGGTTCGGTCTTCCAATAATATTTAAGCTATATCTTACTTTATTAAAACTACTATTAATAGCTCCATGTTGCACGGTATCAGGATTAAATATTACAGATTCGCCTGTTTTTAGTTTTATATTTTTTATAGAAGCTTCCCCTTCTCTAAATATGTAAGTAAAATTCTTATCATAATTTAATGCCATCCATATTCTAATTAAAAATTCATTTTTATTCGTTGCCAAAACATTATTGTAGTCTAAATGTAATTTAGTACTAATTCCTGACTGTTGTTTAAAAATTCTAATTCTTGTAGTTTCTAACTCAAAAAAATCAATTAATTTTTTTATTTTTGGATGTTCATATAAAATAGTTAGAGAATAATTCTCTGGAAGTTCCGGCTTTTTTGTTACTAATAAATCATGAATTTTACCTGATTCGCTTTTTATAGCAATTCCTGTAACTGAGTTTTGTAAATCATAATCATCACAATTAAAAAATACACATTTTTCTAATTTATTAATAATAGAGGACCATTCTCCTTCTATTTTAGTTTTTGCGACAACGAAGTCAGTCGTCTTTATTATAGTGGTCTTCCCAAATTTCGTCGTCATCTTCAATTATTGGTTTGGAAGCGGGAGCAGGGGTAGGAGCGGGACTAGAAAGTGTGTTTTCAATTTCTGTCTTAGCTTCTTCTCTCACATCACCTGTGTAACCGTTAACTCGTAGCCAGTCATCTAAAAATCTTCCTTCATTAACCCATTCTATTGCGTTATCAAGTTGTTCTTGATCCATTTTATTTGTCTCCTTTATACTTTAAAATAGTAGTTCCCTCTACTGGATTATTTAAATAATCCTTTCCAAAAATCCAAATATTTGGATTTTGTTCTTTTGTTTGATAGTTAACTTAGAATATTATAAAAAATTAAAACATAGTTTTGTACATTGTGATGTGTTAAAAAATTCAGATAAAATTACTAATCTAATTAAACCGGAACCTAATTCAGTTATTTGGTGGAGTAATGTATTTCATACAGTAAATGCTCACTATAC